GTATCTTGAGATCCGAGTTGCTCCAGGCCACTGAGTTATAGTGAGTCAATCAATGAGAGAAACGCCTCTTTAATTTCAGATCCACTGCCAATTTCTGAATACGTGTATGCTCGAATTGATGTCTTATTTGTCGCCTGCCTCGCTACTTCCTTCCAATTTGTGTCTCCTGTGGGGCATGTAAATAATGCGTTCGATTGTGGTAAGAAAGATGGGTCATTCGTCGCTAATACTACGCCTGATCCAATCGTCTGTTTTTCATCTACATTTTTTGGAAACATTTGATCCAATTTACTACTACTTTCAATCCTTAATACTCTTTTCAGTAAAGCATTTACGTTTGGACCATCATATTGAGATTTCAATTCATTTAAGGCATCTATCTGCTCTTTAACAGCATCATTATCTAGGCCAATTATTTTCCCTACTCCTCCACTTATTTGATAACATTTCCCTTTCCCATTCAGATCAGATAAGGTAGCGAGGACATCTAGTTGTTTTCCACTTCTCTGGTTTATTGCATCGGCGACAGCACGAGTGAGGACGTAGACGGATCCACTGGGGCCGTCTCCATCGATGCTTCGTTCAGCAGCCAATTGTTTAGTGATCTTTGGATCTGTTCCCTCATTCTCTTTGATCTTTTTGCCTTTGACGACGGTAGAATCAGCACTCCTTTCATCCCCTTCTGCATCCTTACTATCTTTAGCTGATGCGCTCTGTTTGTCCCCGCTCTTATCTCCATCCCCATCCTTGATCTCAGTCTTAGTAATCCGCTCATCATCAGTTCGTACGCATCGACTATCTCCTGGTCGTGAATCATTTTCTTCCTTGCCATTTCCCTTAGATTTTTCTCCATCTCTTCCGACATGTCCGTTAGATCCGCTAGAACCAGGCGTAGCCGATTCTCCATCTTTTCCTGTTCCTCCGTTCTCTCTCTCGGTGCTGGGTACGTGTGATCCGCCATCTTTTCTCCAATCTTTTATTTTTATATCAATCCCTCTCTGTTTAAGTTCGGGTTCGGATTTCTCAATTATATCTCCAGGTGCAAGTAAGACGATCCGCATTGAATGACTCTCTCAGGATGAAAAGCTACTCAGATTTTAAAC